CAGGTGCTAGCTACTCTAATTGGGCAAACCAAGTACAAACAGGTATTACACGTTCAGGTGCAACATTTACAGTTCCTACAGCAGGAAACTATTTAATTACTTATAGTTTTTATAATTGGATGAATAATACTGGAAAAGGAGCAACTCACGCTGTCTATTTATATAAAGGAAGCACTCTTATTCAAGAAACTGTCGCAGAATATGATATGGGAGATAATAATTACAGTTACTATGACAATCAGCTTCAAAATTCAATAGTTTTAAACATGGCAGCAGGAGACACATTTTACTTTTTCGCTTCTGCGGATATATATGGTGGTAGTACACATACTAATATGTCGGCGTACTTATTAGGATAAAAAGAAATAAAAGGAGAAAAAAATGGCAAATATAACATTAACAATTCAAGACCATCAACTAAAAGCTTTGGAAGCAGAGTTTGTAGATGTTGATGCGTTCTTTCAAAACTTTGTAAATCATAGGTATATATTGCAAGAAAAAGAAATATTAGACAAATTAATAGCTCATTGTAATACAAATAGTATTACTATAGCAACTGGAGTAAGTGCTCAAATAGACCAAGCATACTCTTTAAATCTAATTAGTAAAGCAACAGTAGACGTACCTAAATTTCCAGAGTAATAAAAAACCCGCACTAAGCGGGTTTTTCGTTTTATAAGCCCTTAACCGTCTTCTGTCGGTGTTTCTACCATTTCGGGTTGCTCGACCTCATTCGGGTCTTTATCTATGACTTGCTCGAGTCTACTTGTGTATCCTTCTTTAGCTAACAGTAATCTGTCATGTGCAATTTTAGCTTGAATTAAATCTTGCTCCAATCCTTGTAACATACTTACTATCACTTTTGCATCGTCATGCAATTCCGAGATAATGTACTTTTTGTCATTAAACATTAATACAGGCTCGTTGTTGGTTACTTCTGTCATTTGAATATATCCTGCCAGTTTCCTTGTGTACTAGCCTTAGCATACTCGGTAGCACGGTTTTCAAAAAAGTTGGTATGCTCAACTGCGTTAACTTGCATATCAATCCATGGTAAAGGGTTCTCATCACTACTATGAAAGATATTCTTCATACCTAATCCTAATAATCTTCTATCCGCAATATAACGAATATACTCTTTTACTTCTTCTGCTTTGAGATCTGGAATATCTGCTTTATCAAAACAAATATCAATAAATTTATCTTCTAGTTCTACTACTCTTTCAGCAGCACAATAGATTTCATACTTTAGTTTATCTGTCCATATCTCTGGATTTTCTGCAATAAAAGTTCTGAAAAGTTTGGATAAACCTTCTACATGGAGAGACTCATCTCTTATCGACCATGTAACAATCTGTCCCATACCTTTCATCATATTGTGTCTTGGGTAGTTTAATAATATAGCAAAACTACTAAATAATTGCACTCCCTCGGTAAACCCACTATATACAGCCATTGTTTTAGCCATTTCATGTGGAGTTTCCATATTGAAGTCAGTAAGATAATCATGTTTTTCTGACATAGCTTGTATATCAAAAAATTCTTGGTACATATCATCTGACTTTCCTAATGTTTCTAAGAGTAAAGAATACGCTTCTTGATGCACTGCTTCCATTGCAGCATAACTTACTAGCATCATTCTTATCTCTGGTTGTTTGAATGTGGGCAGATAGTGTTTAGCATATCCACAGCACACATCAACATCAGCTTGAGTAAAAAACTTAAATATATTATCTATAAGTGTTCTCTCACCCTCTGATAGTTTTTCTCTATAATCTTTTATATCATCTTGAAGGGGTACCTCTTCAGGTAGCCAATGCATTTGTTGTTGTTTCTTATAAAACTCAAATGCCCAAGGGTATACAAAAGGTTTATAATATTCTCTTTCTTCTAATAGTTGGCTCATATTATCCCTCGCAACTTAAACAATCCTCTTGTTCAAAGATTATTTCTCTCTTTACCTGAGAAGATACATTATCAGCACGACTGATAGCTTCACTTCTTAGATAGTATAATGTTTTTAAATTTTTAGCCCATGCTAACATATGCACATTGTGTAGGTCACCTTTATTTACATCTGGTGGGAAAAACAAGTTTACACTTTGAGACTGACAAATAAATTCTTGTCTCATAGATGCGTGTTCTACAATCCAAGACTGGTTTATTTCTACAGCAGTCTTAAATACCTCTTTTTCGTGTGGAGTAAGCATATTAAGATGCTGCACACTACCTTTATTTGCAACTATACTTTTCCAAGTATCATCATCATTTGAATTATACTCATTTAGTACTTTTTCTAGATACTTATTTTTATGTAAATGAGACCCAGATTTTGTTTTCTGTGTATAAGCATTTGCTCTAAAAGGTTCTATACTAGGTGATGTATTACCACATATAATAGAACTACTTGCATTTGGAGCAATTGCTAATAGATGTGCATTTCTTACTTCACAAGAATCATCATCAGGACAAGCGCCTCTTTCTACTGCAAGTTTATGTGTAGTTTCTACTGCTCTTTCTTTGATATGCTTAAACATTTTCATGTTCATTGCTGTTGCATACATACCTTCAAAAGACAAGTTTTGTTTCTGCAAGTACGCATGGAATCCCATAGCACCTAGTCCAATACTTCTTTCTCTCATAGCACTAAATTTAGCTTTTTCTAAGGAGTCGGGAGCATCTTTTATAAATACTGTGAGAACATTGTCTAACATTCGTACTAAATCTGGTATAAATGCTGGTATCTTAGACCATTCATCAAAGTGTTCCAGATTTACACTAGATAAACAACATACTGCTGTTCTTTCTTCGTCTGTTGCAAGAGTAATTTCTGAGCAAAGATTGCTGTGATTAACTCTTAGTCCTTTTTTCTTTTGAAAGTCTGGTAATGCCTCTTGTACTGCATCTTCAAACATAAGATAAGGCTCTCCTGTTTCCATACGATTTTGTAGTAGTTTTACCCACAATGTTCGTGCAGATACTACTTTTTTAACTTGCTGAGTATGAGGATCAATAAGTTCCCAATCATCATTAAAATTTGGTTCTTTTGTAGCCTTATATATTATCTCCATAAAGCTATCTGGTATAACTACTCCATGATGTAAGTTTGTACACTTACGGTTAACATCTCCACCAGTAGGCTTACGAATGTCTAAAAATTCTTCTATTTCAGGGTGACTCATATGTAAGTATGAAGCATAGCTTCCTCTACGAGTTACGCCTTGTGAAAAAGCAAGCATTTCTGCATCTACTACTTTCATAAAAGGTATAACTCCTGTACTTTCAGAGCCTTTTGATGTTTTTGTACCCTGAGCTCTTACAGAACTCCATGTACCACCAATACCACCACCAAAAGAAGATAAGTATGCATTTTCTGTATAATGCTCTGTAATACCTTCTCTGCTGTCATCTACATAATTTAGAAAACAACTAATGGGTAAACCTCTTTGTGTGCCACCGTTTGATAATAATGGTGTGGCAAACATAAACCATTGCTTACTAACATAGTCATACAATCTTTGTGCATGAGCTTCATCATCAGCAAAAGCTATTGCAGCTCGTGCAAAAGCTTCTTGTGGTGATTTTTCGTCACCCACCATATATCTTTCTTCTAAAGTTCTCAAACTGAACTCGTCCAGCAAAGAATCCTTGCTGTAATCAATCTCTAACTTCATTTAAATACTCCTGTATTTGTGAGGACAAGTCCTCTAAATCCATGTCTGCTTCGATTAGTGCTTGTTCTGAATAACTTTCTAAATCCATAAGTTCAGCATTAAGTAATAATCTGTCTGCGTTTTCATTTAGAGACTGTATAAATTTATACTTACTGTCTATCGGACAAGCATTGTATATATCAAATAAGTCTCCATACTGTTCAATTAATGATACAGCTCTCTTTGGGCCAATACCAGCTATACCAGGAACATTATCTCCTGTATCGCCTGCAAGACATTTGAGCGTTAGATATTTATCTGGCTCAACATCATAATGGTCGTCCCAATTATCAGTAGTAATCTCTTTACGAGTTACTGTACTAAATCGAGATACTTTGTCTGATATAAGTAAGTCCCAGTCTTTATCCGAAGATATCAACCAAATCTCATCTATACCAAAGTCCTCTCGTTTTCCAACTATCCAGGCTGCTAAATCATCAGCTTCTAGCCCATCTTGTCGGACTGTCATATGCCCTCTACTTTTTAATTGTGTAAAGGCATTACTAAACTCGCCCATAAATTGAGCAAATTCTGCTTTTTCTTGTTCGGTTTGCTCCGCATATTTGTCTTTCCGATTTGCCTTGTAATCGGGGTATATATTCTTTCTGTAGGTACTGCCACCATCAGCAAGTATTATAATGTTTCCACAGTTATAAGACTTTGCTAGACTTTCTACGGTTCTTACATAGTCATGTTTGAATTCAAGTTGTCGTGAGTGTTTCCACCGAAACGCAACATTTAATCCATCAACTATTAGTAAGTTCCCATTCTGGATCTGGTTCCCAAGGCTTGAGAAGGTTATTGCCATTTGTAAATTCTATCCTTTCATTTTCTAGCCACTTTTCCGCGTTCATAATATATGCACCGAGCCAGTTTATGTACATATATCTTTTTTCTTTTATCGGTTCTCTTGTTGTTGCAACATACCAATTTGCGTAATTCTGTTTCATAAATAACAGAGGCTCTTGTTCCATTAACTGAGCCTGATCTATTGCTTTATTCCACCACACTACAAAATTATTACTTTTTTGAGTAAATATTTTATGTGAGAAACCCATATCCTTATAGTGTTTTACTTCTATAAGGAATAGGTTATGTTTATGTTCTACATACAAATCTCCCTTTATTTTACCACTACCACTTCCAGGTGTTTGAATAAAATCTAGGTTAGTATGTCTCTTGAGCATCGCTGCTACTTCTTTCTCTGCTTTTGTTCCTTTTTGTCTTGCGTTTACCATATTGTTTACAATGTTTACATCTAATACCCACAGGTATATAGATTGTACGGTTAAGGACAGGGCACTCGTGTAGCACGAATGTGTCCACTATTCCAGTCTGCTTATATTGTCCTCTTTTATAACTTCTATTTTTGCTAGAAGTGGGTGAGTCCAACCGTGAGAAACTAAATAAGTATTCAGCTCTTCTCCGAGTAATATCTCTACTAGCTTTTCTTTTCCTTCTTCGTCAAGTACACTTATTATCTCATCGAGAAATAGTGTGTTGATACGAGAACTCGAAATGCTACTCATTAGCTTTCGTATTGCTAGTAGTGTCGCAGTATTTACTCTTGCAAGTTCACCACTTGAAAGTGCTAGAATATCTACTACTTTTGCGTTATCTGTAATCTCTACATTTAACTTGTCGTTTGTAACTACAAACTCTAAACTGAATCTACCTGCAGAAAGTTCCGCAAGGTAGTCGTTTGTTATTTCTTCTAGGTCTTTTACTAGATTTTCAATCTTATAGGCTAACAATCCGTTTGTGGAGAAAGCTTTCTTAAGTATCTCTAAGTGTGTTGCTTTCTCTTCAACTTGACCCAAGGCCGCGACAATTTCTTCCAGTTCTTTCTCGAAACCCTCCGTTTGTTCTTGTATGATTGAGAGGCGAGTATTATGGCGTTCTGCCATCATATTCTCATTGCTCACTCTTTCTATATCAGAACGAATATCGAGTATCTTGGAAGTAAGTTCGTCGATTTGGGAAGATATTTCTTCTCCGTCCAAAATTGTGGAAGGCAAAGAACTGTCCCAATCTCGAATACAACTTTCGTACTCTCGCTGTTGGTTGTTTCGAATTATAACTTTTTTGTTATTTTCATTACCTCTTTCAAGTTCTTCTTCAATATCTTCTTCCGTATCTACGCCATGTGTAATAGTTCGCACATAGCCCATTCGAAGTTCTTCCATCTTGTCCCAATCTATTTCCTGTTCGCAAGTAGGACACACTCCTTCAAGTTCCGAGATTTTATCCAAGTGCGCTTGAGCATCAGACATTTGGGCACGAATAGTGCCAAGTTTCTGCAGCTTAGCGTCAAGGTTAATCTCCTCTCCCTTATAGAGCCTGTGTTCACTTTTTTCCAGTTCGTCAAGTTGTTCTTTGATAAAATTATTATCTATAATTTTTTTATTTTTTTCAGAGATTTTTTCAAAATCGCTTCGTAATCTCTGTAAATCTTCTTCGTCTTTTTCCGAGTATTTTGGCAGATTTAATATAGGAAGTATGTCTATACTCTCCAATTTATTTTCTTCTAACCATTTTACTATTGTGTCAGATTTACTGTTGAGGCTATTGACTTCAAATGAAATCTCTCTTGCAGCTTCCTTGAATATTTCAAAGAACTCTACATATTCTTCTAGCTTTAAAAGATCAATTAGAAACTTTTTTCTGTTTGTATCTGTCGCAGTTAGAAACTGTAATGATGTATTCGTGTTCTGATACACGAGTTGGGTAAAAGTCTTAAAATCTAAACCAAGTACTTCTTGTACTGTTTTGTAAGTATTTGTAGCTGTGTGGCTAGAAATATCATCACCATTTTTATAAAGTTTACATTTTATACTTGCCTTACGAGTTACATCAATCTCGTACTCATCTTCATCGACTGAGAATGTTATGTTTATCCAGTAACCTTGGTTTATGAACCTGTTTTGGATTTCTTGTTTCTTAATACCTTTTGAGTTCTTATTAAATAGTACCTCTTCGATAATAAGTGGAATGGAAGACTTACCTTGTCCATTTGTGCCAACGAGTTGGGTAAGGTTACTATCATTAAGGTTAAGAGTGTTGTCTTTACCATAACTAAAACAATTATCCCAGCTGAGCGTCTTTAGAGTAATCATTAAACACCCCCATAATTTGTTTTACTTTGTCATCTGTTAAATTAAGTATAGCACTCATGTACTCTACCAGTTCTTCCTCTATAGTTAGATTCTTGAGGTTAAGAGTAGCCTCCGAGCTTCTCTTGACTACTTTCTTGTCGAGAAGCTCAGAGTTTTTAACATTTGCTAAATCAGCTACGTCTCCTTCAATCTCATAAATAGTGTGATGAAACATGGTGGGTTGCATATCGTTTTCGTTATCAACAGTTTTCCGAAGAAGCTGTGGTAAAGTGAACTCGCCCCATTCCCATGTGTTGTCGTCATTAATTAAAAGATATCCTGTTTTGACAATATCTCTGTGAAAAGATGTTGTCATAGGAGAGCCTGGATATACAATGTTTCTCTGCGTATTGGAGTGGCTATGTAAGTCACCTGCAAAAACTACAGGAAAGTCATTGAACCTATCAAGGTCAACCTCAGGAGTCACATGAGGGGGTATTTCACCCCTTACATGTGTGTATAAAGGTTTGTCAAAATTGCACTTTTCTATAAAACCTTTTCTATGCAAATCTGCATAAGGTAGAATAGTTCCCCATTCATATTCTTTGGTTTCATCTACAATTTCAACAAGAGGGTTTACATCAGATGTGGCTCTCTTTAAATTAGAGAAAAAAGTTTTGTTCTTTTTAGTTGCTTCATGATTACCATCATAAATGATAGTTGGAACTTTTATATCTTTAATAAAATCAAAATATAAAGTAAGTTCGTCCATTGAAGGAACTCTGTCAAATAAATCTCCACCTATAATATGCAAGTCAACAGTTTCTTCTAAGTCATAAATGGCTTCGAAGAACATTTTGTATCGTGAGCACGCCCAAGGTAGAGGTACATTTTTTTGACCAAGTTTTATATGCCAGTCTGCTGTAAATAGGATCATGCTACGAAGCTTTCTCCCGGCTGCCATTCGCAACCTGTCAATCCACCAGCTTTGATTGCCTGTAGTGTTCTAAGAACTTCTTGAGCATTTCTGCCTGTGTCAAGAGTGTTTACACTTACATGCTGTACTATATCATTTCTATCTATGATATAAGTAGCTCTGTAACAAACACCCTCTGCTTCATCAACTATTCCTAGTTTAGAAGCTAAGCCTAGTCCACAGTCTGCTGCTAGTGAGTGATTAATATTTTCAATAAGATGGTTAGACTGTTTCCATGCAAGTTTACAGAACTCATTATCACCGCTTATACCTACTACATTAGCATCATCTACTAATATATCCATTCCCAATATTTCTGTTGGGCAAATAAAAGTAAAATCTTTTGGATAAAAATAAACAACTGTATAGTCATGTTTTAACGGGTCATAGTGTTCAGTAACTGAAACATCTACAAACTCATTGTCTGGGTTTACACCTTTCAAAGTAAACCCAGGAAACTTTTCTCCTACTCCTATCATTATAATCTCCTAGGATATTGAGAACTCATCGTCTACATCTGAAGGTGCTTCTGCTCCATCAGCTGGCTGAGTTACTCTTTGTAGAAGCTCTAATTGAGCATCTGGGGTTGGTCTTGCAAGGACGTCGTCCATTGAACGCAGGTCAGCAATTGCTTCTTTTTCTGCATCATTCAATGGTCTTGGTTTGCACTTAAGTGCTTGAAGTCTGTACTCTACATTAAATGCCATAGGCCCAGTTTTAACTCTTTGGAAGTGAACGTCCCAACCTGTTTCGGGGTCGGTAGGATCGCCTAAATCTTCAGCGGCAACCATTATTTGTTCCATGAGTTTCTTCTTTAGATTAACAACTTTTACATTGCCATCTGCTGGGTCAATAGCTTGAATTGCATATGCCCAACCACACTTTAAGTCAGGAAAAAATTCTCTTACAAAATCTTTTTCCTTGTTGTTGAATGTTTCTGTGTCTCTGTCGAAAGCAAGACATTCCATAGGAATATTCTTACCGTTTTCGCCTTTGATCCAGTATACATATCTTGGTAATATATCACCTACTAGACGGAAGATGTTATCTCCTTCTTTGTATTGATATTGATCGATTGAGGACTTTTTAGCTGCCCCCGAAGCTTGATTAAATTTTAATGCCATTATGTTCTCCAATTAGCGTTATCTTCAAATAAAAAATGTACTAGACCATTCTCTATTCGAAGCAATCTGTTGCGATTTACTATCGTTTCATTGACAGGTAGATGTATCAACTCTAGTGTTGTCTGCCCTGTTCTTTTATAATCGAAATAATTACGGTACGAAGCAACTGCCACATATTCGGCAGCTTCCTTGTTGCTGTAATATCTTCGTTCAGCCAGAAGCTGTCTCGGATTTAGCAGAAAGCTCTGCCCGAGAAAACTTTTCCCAAAATACTTATAGGTTTTGTCTTTACGACTGGCTGGAATTCTCTTGTAAGTTAAGAGGTGGATAATAGTGAGAATTGAAACACTATCGCCTTTCGCTTCTCTATTTATCTTTTCCCAATTATATTTTATCATATATTATAACAAATTTTGAAACTCTTGTCAAGACATATTTTTCGGAGGTGTTTACAGGGTTAATATCTCGTACCCTTGTTTAATATAGTAGCCTGTGCGCATACTAGCCTGCCTCTTTGCAGTCCTTCCAATTAAATTAATATCCACTACTACAGGTTGTTGTTTGCCCTCGTAGTCCCTAATTATTCTTCCAATGAGCTGTGTAAGTAACGGCTCGTTATTTACTGGTGTAGCAAGTATTAAACAGCTAAGAATATTTAGAGAAATACCCTCTGAGAATATAGCTTGCGTCCCATACAGAACATCTTTATCCTCATAAATCTGATTAATTATCTCAGCTCTATTTTCGTGATGGACTGCGCCCGTCACACAAACTGCGTTATCACCAGTGAGTTTCGCGCAGTTCTTTAGGAAATCTACTCTATCAGATACCACCAACACTTTATGACCTTTGGCAGCATATGATGATGCAGTCATAGCCACAGAGTGTTGATACTCTGGGTTATAGGCTAATTCATTTATTCGATTAGCCCAAGGGATAGAGTTTCCATCCATGAATCGTATATCCATTGGTAGGATATGTACTTTTGGCATCATAAAGTTTTCTTTTGGGGGTCGTAAGACATTATCTCCAAAATAATCTCTAAACACTACATGTCTGCCATCTTTTCTTTCTAGTGTACCAGTAAGGCCTATCTTATATCTAGCACAATTTTTATCTATGATTCTTGAGAATGTTGGTGCACTACAATGATGCATTTCGTCAAGAATGATAGTTCCAAAGAGTTGTCTTATCTCTGGAATTTTTCTATATAAACTCTGTATGTTCCCAATCACTACAGGCTTATCAACTTCAAACTTACCACTACCAATAATGCCAGCTTTAAAACCAAATACTTTTTCTACTTCATCTTCCCATTGTTTACGCAATGCTAAAGTGTGCGTAACTACAAGAGTTTTTTGACCAAGCTTACCTGCTATTGCAAGGCCTGTAAAAGTCTTACCCCAACTTACCCAAGCGTTTATTATACCACCATCGCCAATCTCGTCATAAACAGACTGTTGACTTGGTCGTAATTCTAAATTAAACTCAGGGAAGTCTACTGGCTTTAGTATTCTTTTATCTGTAATTTCATGATCCGCTGGTATTAGGTCTTGTCTGCCTACTGGTATTGCAACGAGTCCTTGTCGTATCATTGCCATATTTTTTATAATCAAAGGCGGATCACCAAATTTAAAAGATGGCACAGAGTAAGTTAGCTCTTTGTCAATATTTTGTTGCTGATTAGGAAGTACCTCTAGGTAAATTCTATCACTGATTACTGCTTTCATATCCTTTAAACCATTGTACAAGAGAATATCTTGTGCCTTTTGTGACAGGGGTGACTTCATGGTATAGATTAGAAGGAAAAATTATTACTGTACCCTGTGAACTTTCTACTGCTTTGGACTTATGTGCGTGTTGAAACTTTAAGAACCCTCCTTTATAGTCAGTTGGCTTTGAAAGTTGTACGCTTACACTAAGTATTCTGTTATTTGTTTCATCAGAATCTTTATGTAATCCATAAAAGTCCCCCACATTATAGGTTGCAAACTGTACATCTTCAGCTTCAGTTATGCAATAGTTTTCATACTTACTCATAGCAAGCTGTTGAATATAGTCTTTTACTACCTGATTACCAATAAAAGATACTTTAGTTGATCTGCCTTCAGATAGAAGATTATCTTCCCCTATTCCAGCATTTATCTGAGGACGATTTATGCCCTCATCAATAAGTAATTCACATACTTCTTTTGGTATTATTTGTTCAAATATCTGTATCATTTATATAATTGTGTATTCCATGGGTTAATATTTATAGATGTTCTAACTCCTTTAAATTGTTCTACTCCATGATATAAACCTGGAGAAAAGACTATTAGCCTATTCTCTCTCGGTGTAATTTCTACTCCATTTTTAAACTGCAACTTTCCATCTACTAAATTTTCTATTTCTAGATAAAATACTGTAGAACATATAGGGTATCTAGTCACTCCTTTTGATGTATACGCAACTTCGTCTTTATCATAGTGCCATTGCATAGGTCTGGTATTTGTGTGCGACCAATAGTCATAGCCTACTAAGTTGCTAGTATCAAAATATTTTCCAGCATGCCTTAAAATTTGACGACACATTTCTGAGTTATCATGTTCAGAATCTATTAAATGCCACCCTTCTCCCTCTTTATCAAGAACTCCACTAACAAAATTGTTTGTAGAACGATTGATAGTTTTTTTCCAAAACTTCATTTGTATATCTGTAAATACACCATCTACTATTGCAATCATATTTTTCTCCATGAGTTCTTTTTCTTTTCAGAAGATGTATCATACAATATCCAAGGAATACTATCTCGATATAATATTCCCGCCCATTGTTGGTCATCTTTGAGAGGTCGGTCTAAAGTAAAAGGAAATGGGCAATCTTTTACCCATAACACACTTGCTACTATTTTCTTTTCTGTACGCAATATCTTATGATACTTTAGCGTAGCTTTAGTTGTTTTTTGTTTACGAAAGAAATATCCTGTGTTGTCTATATAAAATTTTCCTTTGTGGTCAAGATATGACCGAATATCTTTTATCATATACTTCACAGGATATATACTTTTCATTGGACTTTGGAGTCGCCTTATACCCAGTGTCTTGCCTTTCATATTTTTATCGTCAAGAACTTGGTTTTCTATCCAAAGGATTCCGTCTACTAATGTTATTTCATCAGTATGAACGGGAAAGATGGGAAATTGTATTTTATCATATATCATACATCTTGGTAAATTTCCCTAGAGAGTAGTCATCATGTACATCAAAATCACAACCAACAGGTGTGCCTGGTATACTAAACCCTCTATCTTGTTGTATGAAACTTTGCAGTTTCTCACAATACCACTCTATCTCATTTTCTGGCACTTCTGCCAAGATAGAGTCATGAACAAGTGCAAATATCTTAGATTGCATTTCTGCTTTTTTGATGTACTCGTTCATATCTATACCACCAAGTAAGTTAATGTCAGACGCTACAGACTGAACTAAGAAGTTTAGTCCAGACCTTACTTCGTGGCTTTGAATTCCTTGATTATCAGACTTAACATTTGGTAGTCTACGCTTTCTGCCTGTTGCACCATATATAAATCCATTGTCCATAATAAATCTACTAGAGCGGTCAATCCACTTTCTTAGATTAGAGAACTGTCTAAAGTAATCATCAATTACTTCTTGTGCATCTGTCTTACTGAAATGTTTTCCAGAATCTGCTGTGACTTGCTGAGAAATCTTACTTGCTCCAGCACCATACATTATGCCGAAGGTAACAGCCTTTGCAGCCTGTCTTTGTGTGGGATAAAGGTCTACTACTTCATCTGCCTCACATGGTAAGTTAAATACTAATTTTGCAATACTAGAGTGAAAATTACCGCCACTCTTGAATACATTCATTAAGTTCTCGTCTTGAGCAAGCACAGCAGCAACATACACTTCTGCGGTTGTTAAGTCCATTGCAACAATCTTGTGTCCTTCTTTGGCACGAATACACCCTTTAACAATAGGATTGTCTCTAGGTATTTGTTGCATATTCATTTTACCACTAGAAGATAGACGCCCTGATGTTGTGCCATGCAGATTGAAACCTGTACGCAGCCTATCGTCTCTATCTAATTGTGGGTAGATTTTATCTAAGTATGTGTTCTTAATCTTTGACTTTTGTCTTATGCTAAGAATATGCTTAGGTATCTCATGTTCTTCTGCTAATTGTTTTAGTACTTCAGCATCTGTTGAGTGCTGACCTGTACCTGTCTTTTTGCCTGTGGGTTTTAGTCCGACAAAATCAAACAGTAGTTCTCTTAGCTGTACTGTACTGTTTGGGTTAAATTCTTTTTTCTTTACATCTTCAAATCTTTTTACTGCATCAAATTCATACAGTTGATTTACTGCTTCATCTATATCTGCTTGCATTAAATCTCTGCCTTTCAATAATCTTTCTTTATCGAAAGGAACACCATGGTCTTGTATATCTGTTAAGAATCTACAGCCTGGTATAAGTATATTTTCATATACACTAAATAACTTAGGATTCTTTCTAACTGCTGGATAAAGTTTTTCAAATACTAATAGAGTCACTACTGCATCCATTGCAGCATATGTTTTCATAACTTCGAATGGAATACTATCCCAAGTAAAATCTGCTTTAAGTATTCTATTTTGTTTTTTGTATCTGTCAATCCAATCGTGCATTGGTTTTTCATAGTCACCGTAGTCAGTATGCTCCATTGCTAGTTGTTTTAGACCGTGTCCTCCAGGAACTTCATCTAAACAATAGTGTAATAACATTGTATCTTCGAACTTCGGAAAAGAAAAGCCAAAGTGATACTCAAAGAAAGCCAAGTCAAACTTTGCATTATGAAATACTACTGTTTTAGTATTAAATATTTCTTGCATTATCTTTTCCATAGCTTCTGTGATAACATCTGTAAGTATATAAGCACCTTTGTGTTTTTTGTAAGACATACTAAAACCAATCATATACCCATCTCTTGGGTATAATCCTGTTGTTTCTGAGTCAAGTGCTATAAACTTATTCTCATGTTCTAGTGCATCTTGTAAAAACTTCAATGCATCTTCTTCATTGTCTATCCCTAGAGCTTGTTCTTCGCTTACTTTCTTTACTACTAAGTCTCCACTAATAAAGTCTATTATATTTGCTTTGCTTTTGTCCCATAAAGGTTTTGCCTCTGGTTTAAAAGATAGCATAGCAGGGTTGATTACAGGAAGAAACTTATCTTCTACACATCTACCACTATATTCTGTGATAGAATTTACACTAGTGAAAAACTTTAGTGATTCTGAACCAACCAATATAACCCAGTCATATGTTTCAATATCTATCTCGATGTCAACATCTGCTTTTAATATTTTCTTTTTACTACTATCCGAGCATAAAGCATACCTATCAAACTCAAAAGCGTTGTCAAATCGGTCAGACCAATTTGTTCTACTTATCTTTGATTCAATTATTGCTACTTGTGTCATATTCTTTTCCATTTATATATTATATCAAATTTTATACGCCGTGTCAAGAACTGTTTTTTGCTACTGTCTTTTTAGTATTTACATTGTTTGCCCTTGCTGACACAAACTTTAAATTGGACATATGAGGATTCCATCTATTTGCATCTATGTGATCGATATGAAAATACTGTCTAAGTTCTTGTTTTAATTCTACAGGCAAAGTAGGCCACCAAGGTTCTAGGTGTTCAGGACATTCAGATTCAAAATCTAACCAAGTTTCTGCTACTAGTACATGAATATATTCTTTTCTTCTTATACTACCTTTAGGAGCACTTGTAAAATTAGAACTAGCTTTATCTATAGTTTTTTCATCATGATGCTCTTCTGGCACAATGATAGTTATACACGGATAGTCTGCAGTCATGCTTCTCTGCGTCCATGTCATTACTTTTCCTGTATCTTTAGACTGTTTATAACTTATTACTATTCCGTCCTCTGTTATTTTATAACCTGGAACTGTATGCCCTCTGCATTGTACATCTCTTAATTCTTGCCCCTCATATACAGGCAGTACACTTTTCATTTTATTCATATAATCTTTTCCTTAACTGTTGTACCTTAACTTCGGCAAGTCCGCCAGGGTCTATGTTTTGTCCTAAATTTATGTTTCTAGCAGATAGTCCCACCTTTTCTGCCAATATTTTGAGACCTTCTGCAGCATCTTGCCCTGCTGTGTCTCCATCAAACATTATGTCTACTCCCTCTATGTTTTGCATTTTAATTATAGATAATTTATCTTCATCTATATTTTTTGTACCAAAGCAACAGATTGCATTTGGTAAACCTTTGTCGAAGAGATTTATCATATCAAAAATCCCTTCGACTAGGATTACTCTGCCTTTAATTGGTTTGACAGAGGCAGGGTACAGTGGTAGCTTAGCTTGTGGAGGGTATATGAGATACTTAGGTATCTCGGTCATGGTCATATGTCGACCATTAAAAGCTACCACCTTTCCTGTTATATCACGAATCGGAAAGACTATGCGTCCATTAAATTGCGTTTCGTGATGCATAAAAGCATCGAAATGCTTATATGTTTCGGGTTGAATTCCTCTCCAGTTTCCGACATATGGAGCGAAGCCTTTAGGAAATTCAAATCCAATACTTGCTGAGCGTTTCTCATCTATGGAGGATTTCAACTTTTGTCTCTTTATCTCCAAGAAGTTTGCTGCAGCACCAAAATGTTTAAACACATTACCTCTGAAGCCACAAGAAAAGCAATTAAATATACCAGTGATATTATCAATACGCATACTAGGATTGCTGTCCTCGTGGTCAGGGTTGAGGCATTTGACTACATAATCTCGACCCGAGACTTTATAGTCAATACGCTTCTCTTGTAGTAGTTCATCTACTCTCATTTAGGATTTACACCTTTATCAATAGAGCTATTACTACTAGTATTGTCATTACTAATATTTCTATCATGTTTCCATTTCAGTTTGTCACCGAGGTCTTCGTACTCGGTCATTTTAGTTCCGTCACTATCTACATCATGCTCATAGAATCTAGTTTTGAATACAGCTTCTTGCATCTGAAACCAGATAGCAATAGCTTCACTTCTAAATTTTTCGTCAGGCCATAGGTAGTAACAATTCCACCAATCATCTAAATATCTGTGTACTGTGACATTAAGATTAAAGTCAGGATTGGATTCTTTTAGTATTTGTACTGCTCTTAGTCTTTGACTGCCAGCAATAGGATACCAACTCTTCATGCACAAGAATGGATTCTTAATACCATTCTCTTTTATACTTGCAATCAGAGGTTCATTTGCAGGAACATTATGTATGTTCTGCGCGACTGTAGGCTCTGTTAAAAGTCTGTCTGTCGTTGTAAAAATTATTTCGTATGGTGGTACTGCTACCAATTCTGCAGCTTTGCCGCCTATTCTATCAGATGCCATTTGGGTCTCTCCCCACTTTTACATCTGCCATAAATCGTGTAAATTTCTGTATTAAATTTTCTGTTGAGTCTTTTACTCCTTCTTTCCACTTTCTGCCTGTTGCAGTTTCTTCAAAGTGTTTTTCACCATTATTGTAAGCAACTTCAAATATTCCATTACAGGCATGTATATATTTTACCTGTCTGCCCCATTCTTCGGCTTCTATTTTTGCTTTATGTTTTGCAACTCTATCTTTATATTGCGTCATGTATATCTTCTCCTGTTGATAGGCTGTCTTTAATCGCGTCCCTTTCTTTGGGGTTCATGGTAGACTGAGGGCCTATCTTTAATGTTTCCCAGTCCATAACACTTGTGAAGCCTTCCATTTTTGCACTACGCATTTTTGTACAGTTAAATGTGATACACTCGTCCTCTGGAGACCAAGTCTCAATCGTATAAGCGGCATCAGCTGCATCAAGAATACCTTTTGCAAATCTAGCTTCTCCTGTATTGTCTGTTTGATATGGAGAAAACACAGGAACATTATATTCCTGTGCCATGCTTTTCAAAGTTTTACTTACTTCAATCTGCTCTGTCCAATCATATTGACCACCCTTACTCGGTACATTACTTCTCTTTACTTGATTTAGATAATCAACTATGATAACTCCATAGTCTCCTTGACTAAGTTTGGACTCCAGTTCTTGTCTAATTCTTGGTAATGTTAATACTGGGTCATAAACTACATCAAGTTGTTTGTCTTTGTGGAGAGGTCTTGTCTGTAATTTCTTATGAAACTCATCAAAATCTCTATCTTCATAGAAGTTTGGTAAGAGTTCTACTCCTCCATCGAATCTTCCTGCCCACCACTCTGCCACTCTGTTCCACTCAACATTAGTTAAGTTACGAGTTGCTAGTCTTGATATTGGGATTCGTGCACCAAGAGCACACATTCTTTGAAGAATAGAACGACTATCCATTTCTATAGTAAAATAAATACTACTTCTTCCTTGTTCATAAACATTATTTGCAATATTTACACAAGTCAAAGACTTACCTGCACCTCTTCGTCCACCTACTAATACGAGATCTCTAGGCGAGAACTTCATACCTTGGTCATACTCATCATTGAGTCCAAGAGGTAAATATTTTTTAAGGTCTTTTTCAGTATCAAATAGTGCAATTGTTTGCATATTTTCTTCTGGCGGTTTCAAATCAACACGGTCTCCTATATCTAATACGATTGTTTGTAGAGCTTCTACATTCTCCTCCGCATTAGATATAGCGACAGTTTTGTCTATAAATCCGTCTAGTTCATTTAGTATTTCTACTTGGGTGTATTCATTTTTTACATATTCGAGCAGAACCCAAGCGTCAATATCAATATCAACAGCTTCGATTGCAAATACTTTTTCTTGGAGTTTTCTATCACGAATGGATAGTTTGAGGTCATCAAAGGTGGGCAGGGCATTGAAATTTTTTATGTGAGTATCCATCGCCTTATATAAAGGTTGATACTCGTTAGCAAGATAGTTTTCTCTTAGGTTTCCCCAAGTATCAAAATCTTCCTGCGTAATTATTTGCTTCAACAGAGCTGAAGTTAAGTTCAATGTCTACCCTCCCAGATAAAAAAGTGCAAGGGAAGAAACTCCCTTGCACAAGATTTTAGAAAAAATTAGCTAGATGCTTTCTCTTTCCTAGCAGCGCCATCATAATCAGCACAAGTTAGACCTCTACGAGTCAACATTGTTTTAACGCCTCTTACAGTTTTGCCAATTTCATCAGCAATATCTTCAACACTTAAGTCTCCAATATTTTCGATGTCCGCCAAAGGATCAGCTTTGCTAGAACCTTTGGTTTCTTTTTGCTTAGGTATAGCGTTAATGTCGCCACTTCTAAGCAAGCTAAGAGCCTTTCCTCTAATTGAATTAACAGATTTGCCAAGGGCTTCTGCGATTTCTTCAACAAAAGACCCACCATTTACCATTTCAGTAAATGTAGCTTCTTCTTCGGGAGAGTAAGTTCTGACTGATTCAGGCTTCTCAGCTGGTTTTACATGGGAAGTAAGTTCCATAGATAGAATTTTTCCCTGTATTGATTTAGCAGAAAATTCTCCACCTTCAAAAGAAGATGCGATGTCTGCATATGTGTACTGACCACTATTGTCAGTTACGAACGCTTGTAGTGTAGCTTCTTGGTCTTCAGAAAAAGTTCTGTTAGATACTGATGAAGCAAGTTCTACATCGTGTCCCATTTTTCTAAGTTTGCTAGAAACACTTCTTGTAGAAGTTTCTAACTCTTCAGCTGCTTGAGCAACTGTGGCTTGTGAGATTGGTGACTCACTGCCAACGAAATCAACTAATTGTTGAGTTCTTTCATCTGTCCATTTTGGTAATGCCATGATTATTTTCCTATTTCGTTTAAGTTGGTTATTATTTTAACACCCCTTTCTTGGGCTGTCCTCGTTTTTGCGGACTCAATACCGCTTTCATTCACTAATATATTTACATCTTTAGTCAAACTACTTTTAACAAGATAGCCCAGTTTCTCTAAATATTCTGTTGCTTGAGCCTTTGTCTTGTAGCTTTTTAGTTTTCCAGAGATACAAACAACTCCTTTATTTTCAGTGGGTTTAGACACTTTTAGTATCTGTATCCACTTAAATGGAAGTCGTTCATATCCGTCAATAAACTCTTCGTAATACCAGTCCAATAAATGTTCTGTTGCTACTGGTCCAAGGCCTGCTTCTTTACAAGTCTCCTCACTAATCTCGTCCATGTTTTTAATAACAGAGCAGAGTTTAGCAGAAGCTGACCGACCAATCAGTTTGATAGAGAAAGCGGGTAATAAGTCAACTAAATCAGTAGCCTTACTACTTTGGATTTCTCTATGCAGTTTAACTGCAAGTTTCTCGGACTGTAGTGCTTCAATCATTATTTCAAGAGGAAGCTCGTAGATGTCATACAAATCTTGAATCTGTAGTTTTTCTACTGTGCGAGGTCCGAGACCTTTAATTTTGAGAGCAGAAGCAAAGTGTTCAATCTTCTTAGTTGTCTTACCACCACACTTGGTGTTATGACAAAAGAGCTGATCTTTTTCCCATGTTAATTCTGACATACATGATGGGCAGAATGTTGGCGGAATAATTTGTTTTGTATTTGCTCTCTTCATTTCTTATTTATATATTATAACAAAAATCAGTTGCCATGTCAAGAACTATTTTTCGGGAAGTCCTGAAGAATGAGCGAATCAATTTTGAAACACTCAGTATGACCTCCAAACTTGAACATAGGAACATATTTATCTTGCTTATACATATCATGTAGGTACTGTTCGTGTGCCCACACATTATAAAGGGTACTAGACCAAGTCTTTTGAATACGGATATCGTATCCTTTAAACCCTCTACTACGCTTTATAATATGTCGCCAATCTTTACCACTAGCTATGCCAACTTTGATACACTCTCGCTCAAAAGTTTTTTCATTGACCAAGACTATGCCGTAGAGAACTCCCTCTCTATCTTTTTCTTCGGGGTGGTTCTCAAAATAAGTATGATTATACTTACCTATACTTGGCACTATTGCTCGTCAAACCAATTATAAACAGCATCATCTAACCACTCCTGTGGAACTATACCACTATCTTCGTATTCGTCCCACCATTCAAAATCAGCTGGCAGTTCATCTATACCTAGTTTTTCGCATAGTTGTTCTACAAAGTCATCGCCATCTGTTTCTTCAAAAGAAGTATGGCCGTCTTCGTCTGCCCAAGCTACTCCTATGAAATTACGAAACTCATCTTCATAATTCATTCGTAAATCTGTTTTCATATGTGCAGCTAAGTGCCCTAACATTTCGATTGGAGGTGACCATGCTGAATACCCATAAACTTGGGTTTCATCTACTTCTTCAATATTACACCACTTTGCTCCAACATTCTCACAATACCAATCATAGCTATTTTCAAGCCAACCATTGTCTTTGTCCCATTCTTGTTCTAAATTTTCCATGAAGGGTTGCTTTTCTAGTTCTACAGCTTCTGTGACTTCCCATGAAGAATCTTCCCAAGTGCGGGTATAAGTCTGCATTTTGAATGATTTTGTAAAATCTACATCTTCAGTTGCTGTTATATAAAATGATACATGATTTGCCATTATAATCTCCTTACTATTCGTGGAATAATTTCTCCACTTCTTATTACTTCTACTTGACAACCTATTTCAAGGTCTAAATCTACAATGTAGCGCATATTATGTAAAGTTGCTTTACTGACAGTTGCCCCATCTATTTCAATAGGTTCTAACATTGCTACTGGTGATACAACACCAGACTTGCCTACATTCCAAACTACATCAAGTAGAGTAGTTTCTACTCCCTCTTGAATTTGTTTTAGAGCGTAGGCTCCTCGTGGGTGGTGAGAGGTGTAGCCTCTGTCAGTAAACTCTTTGTGAGAGTTAATTCTAAATACTACACCATCATCTGGGTACTCTGTCCAATTACTATCGGTAGCAGTATCAAACCCAGACTCAGCCAAAAATACCATGTCGTCAGTCCACTCATCATTCCAAGACTCTTGCAATCCATATGCTATGAAGTGTAAGTCTCTTGTTGCGAATTCGCTAGTAGACTTGAGATTGAGTGCGCCCGCTGCATAATTGCGAGCATTTTTGATAGTCTTGGGAGCAACAACTTCACCAGTAATTTGGACTATGTTCTGAACATTATCAATAAATTCAGGAACGAGTGTAGCCATGTGGTCTGTAATATCCAAACCTTTTTTACCGTCGCCTCGTGTTAAGGCACGAAGATATTGCCCCTCGACATATAGTAATGAAACTGCAGCGCCGTCCAGTTTAGGACTTACAATTACGCTACCCTTGTAATTGTTAAACGGGTCTTTTACTCCAGCTTCATTTGAGAAAACTTTTTGTAAAGAATACATTTGATACATATGAGGTATTCGGTTATCACTACTTGAAGTTCCTACTTCTTCGTAGCCCGCTATCTCAGAAAGTCTATCAAAAGCTGTGTCCGACATGGTAGGGTTTCCATTATAGTAGTCGGTCGCTGCTTGTTGTAATACTTCTTTTAAATTTTCCATTTATATATTATACTATTTTTTCGAAGCCGTGTCAAGAATTATTTTCAGTTAAGGTAAATTTTATCTAGTATATCTTTGAAGTGTTCTTCTAAAATATCTTTTGCCTCGGCAAGAGAGATAATCTCTACTAGTCCTTCAAACAATCCCCTAGAATTGTTGAAATCCAGCTTCATTGCTACCCCATCTTTGGACGGCTTAAAGTCGCCATCAAAGTCGAGGTAATATTTTCTTAGATGTAAGTATTCAACATCTCGAAATGTATTGATAGTTAGTCTTATTTGTTCGGTTGCTTCTTCATTCTCGGAGATAATCTTTTCGTATATCTCTGGAGCCTCATGCAACATCATCTTTTATTCCTCAGCACTGAACTAAGGGGTTGAATGTTAGTCACATTTTTGGGCATCAAAAGTCTGTAAGAATCAGTATCCCAACAAAACAAAAGAACCGTATCCGCTGTTTCTTTGGCACGGTTCTTTTTACTTTGTATATACTTATTATCAAAATCTAAAGTACAAACATTGTACTTAAGTTTTCGAGAGTTAGTACTTCGGTATGTGATAATTGCGTCTCCACAATTCTTCACTTGACTTATAAAGTCTTGCTTTTTCACTATAATACTCCATTACTATTAAGAAAACTCTTTCTCTTTAGTAATGGGTAGTATTAATTAGTTATTGATTGCGTTGATAACACCTGTGAAGTATACTGATGCTTTACCTGTCAATTTATCAATGATGTCGTCATCAATATCTTGACCAGCATCACTCAATGCATCTTTCAATGACTGAGCAGCGTCAGCTTTACTTACTCTAGTACCACCGCCACCAGAGGCTTTGGCTGTACCAGTTGCAGGGGCTTTCTTAACATATACGCCAGCTTTTGTCAAAATCATTCTGACTCCGTTAGGGCTTTCACCTAACTCTTCAGCTATATCTTTTACAATCTCCATTGAAGTTTCTGGAGTTGGTTCAGCTTCTGTATACATTTCAACGGCTTGAGCTTTGGATTCATCTGTCCATGCCATGCGTCTTCTCCTGTTGTTTTTGAGATACTCAGGTAGGCCTGGTGCCCAACCTGTTTTTTCTCTCATTTGTTGATAAAATCTATCTCCCATATATTAATATTATACAGAAAAATAGACGCCAAGTCAAGAACTATATTTTAGTTCCTTACCATTTAAGATTATCAATATAATCTAATTTTTCTTGTGCATGAACTGCTTTTTCTATTTGTTCATTTACTGCACCTATTATATCTGAGTGTTCTCCAATACCTGCAGAGTTGCTAAGATATATTTTTATGTTTGCATTTGCTTCTGCTAAGTCTCCTGTGTACTTAGCTTTTAGTGCGTCTCTTATAATTTGATTCATTTACTTTTTCCTAATATACCATTTACATATGCCATAACCCATTTTCTTCTTGATTCTTCAAAAAGGGCTACAGGCCAAACAAATGGGGTTATAATTAACATTCCTAGACAATACACTATAAAGTGTAGTATTCTATTATTTTTTATAAATGCACCTTTTTGGTCTTTTTCAATCATGCGCATACTAATGGAATATGTTCTCCAAATTAGCATAAGCCATGTTGTAAACCAAAAAGACGCTATAAACGTCCATGGCTCCATGCTGTTTCTCCTTAAATTTCAGCGCCGTACTTTTCTAAGTGTTTTAAACTGCCTAAATCATAGGCTAGTGCGTGAGCATTGAACCCACCTATATCTTGAAAGCCAAAGTAAGGACTCTCAAAGTTTGATAATTCTATTACATATACTTGGTAGCATTTTGCCCCATATTTTTCTACATAATTTGTAGAAGTATGTATTGTTTCTTTTTTAACTATGCCTGGTAGGTCATATCTTGCACACCATACTTTTTCACCCTCTTCAAAATCTTCTTTTACACACTCGTCTGGAAGGTATCCAATCTTGTGCTTTCCGCCTTGTTCTGTTTTAGGTCTTTTTTCTGGTATACCTACTTTGTTTATTATATTTTTAACAAAAGTAGAACTACGATACATTGATTTTGCAATTTCTGATACTGGCATTTCATCTAAATACCACTCTATTACTTGCTTTATTTCTGCCTTCGTAGCTTTTGTTCCTTTTAGGGAAGCTTTTCTTTTTGCTCTATACTCCATAGTATCTCTATGCTCTTCCATAATATTGTTAAGCCTAGTAGTATTGTATGTTATATTTAGCATTTCGCAAGCCTCTTTCTTTGTTATAGGCTTATTACTATTAAGTGCTTCCCACACTCTTTGTAAATTTGTATCGTCTAGTTTTTCATGTGATTTCGCACGAACTCCTCTCGGCATTATTCCACTCCTTCTTGCATATGGTCTTCAAATTCTCTAAGTTTTTCTTTTTCTTCTTTATCCATTTGACCTAAGAGTATGATAGCATAGTGAATAATTTTATATAAGTCTGCCTCATTTCTGCCCTCTTTCTTACCGAAACGCTGAGCATACTTTAGAATATTGCCTATACAAAAACTTTCTCCATGACCTGCATCAAAAGTGACCTCTGTTGTTTGTATTTTTCCCTTGCCATAGTGTTGCTCATAAGTGAAGTCTATGTACTTTTTTAACTTATTTAAAATTATATCTTCATTAAATTTATTACCCTGCATTTAGTTTCTCCCTAATTTTTGTACTTACTTTATAATACCAGTCTGACTGCTGTATAAATACTATTAAGTAAAACCAAAATGCAAGTGAAAAAGCGTATTTAAATACATAGAAAGGCATCATTAAAAATGTTTGCACATATTCCATTAGCTATTCACTCCTAACACCCAGTTCTCGGCAGCATCTTCTGCCCACCTTTCACTCTTGCCTTTGTGAACTATATCTTCTATCCATATACTAGCTGTACCACCTTTTTTATCGTAGTATCTAGTAGCCCAATGCCCATTCATTGTTTTCCACACTTCAGCTGTGCGATCGCCCTGTTGATAGGTATGGTAGTGTTCTTTCATCATTACCATCATATATCTCCTTCTTGTCGCACTTCACTACGCACAACTTCAAACCCATTTGGATATCTACTCTCTAGTTTTCTAATATTTTCTTCCATTACTTGTTGAGGTGTATACCCAAGTGCTTTGCAGCCTTGCACCCAATACCACAAGACATCTCCCAACTCACGCATGAGATGAAATCTTTCTTGCTCATTGAATTCTTTTCCCTGAAAGATAATCTTTTTGATTACCTCTGAAAACTCTCCTGATTCAGCTTGCATACCTATTGATGCTGTAAGTAGCTGCGAGAATTCTACTGGTGTATGTATATCTAACTCTAAAAGTCTGTCTACTAAAGCTAATGTGCTTAGACTTTCTTCTGAGGTTGTTGACACTACGAAATCTCCATAGTGATTAAATTGTTTTTGTTCTGTATCTGTCATCTTGTCCTTAATGTGTCTGGTTGTTATTTTTATACCATTTGGCTAACCAAGTATCTATTTTTTCTTGTGTCCAATTACTTGGAAAGTATACTGATAAGTAAGGTTTATCTCGTAATACGACTTTCATAGTCTGCCTCCTCGTCATTCCACCAATGTGGTTTTCCTCTTACTTTCCAACTGGCAAAGGTTGCTTTGTCTTTGTGGTAGAATCTTCTGTAAGCTTCGACTGCGTTTTCTCCTTTAAGTGAGTCAGGCATAGCTTGTGCAAATGGTGTAAGTCCACGCCTTGGTATACTGATGTCGGGTAGTAGTAATATGCAGTCACGCACTGATTTATGGGACTTTCCATATCTAACTCCGTATTCTTCATCGAGGGCGAGTGCCAAACAGTAGAGCCATTCATAGTTGTCGAGACTCTCGCGTACCCATATGCTACAAGGGTGATTGTGCATAGTAGGGAGATAAGGATAATCCCTTGGCTCATTTTGTTTTTGTTCTTTAACTTTATTCCATTCATCTGATTCTAGTTTTCTTGGTATATCACCTACATACTTGTTTATCCAATGTGCTGTGCAAAGCATCTGTGCTGACTCCAGTATCATCTTGATAACATGGCGATCAACATGAGCTTCCGCACACTTGTCTATGTTTTCGTCAAGTATAAAAATATTCATAATGATATTATACTAAATTTTGAGGGCGATGTCAAGAACTGTTTTTTGCTTCTTCAATAAAGTTCTTTTGTCTAAAGAATACTGATAAACTAAATCTATAGCTGGGAGCTATATGTGAAGCTGGTCTAATAGAGTGAGGTATTTTGCCGTCAAAAACGACAGCAGAATTTGTGTGATACAGAGATGTGCCTATACAATGTGTCATAGAATCATCATAGAAAATAGTTTCTCCATAATATTCTTTCTTCCAGTCTGGATTTATGTAATAGGTTATTACTGTTGATGTCCCATGAGTATGAGGGAATTGAATTGAGGAAGGAGTTGCTAAGTTTATTACTGCTTTATCAAACTGTAAGTCTTTTACTAAGTCTTTCATAGGCTCGTTTTGTATGCCTTCAATAAAGTCTAGCTGTCTCCAATCTGCTCTACTAATATCTGAGTGTAAGCAAGGATACTGTCTATACTCAAAGGTAGATGTATCGCCCCACCCTATTTTATAGTCTGCATTTATAGCATACATATAAATTTCTTCTCGGTGGTTTTCTGTCAAAACATTGTGGAATATTTCAATCATCTAAACATTTGCTCAAATTCTGTATATCCACCTATGCTTTTACCATTGATAGTTATTTGTGGGAATGTTCTAGCATTAGGAAAATTTTTCATCATATCTTCCATTTCAAAGTCTACACCTAGTTTATATACTGCATACTTATTAGGTGCTTCTTGTACTAATTGTTGTGCAAGTCTAACTGCTTTGTCGCAAAAAGGACAGTTGTCTTTGCTATAAATTTCTATATCTACCATACTATTCCTATCAAATACATACACAAGCCCATGAAACCAAGCATTAATACTTGTACTACGGACATGATAGCAACTTGCTTCATGGGGTGTATTTTTTCTATATCTACTTTAATCTTTTTGTCCTGCTGTTGGGGCTTTATGTGTTCCAGCATATAGTCCAAACCAAGCTGCGCCTGCTCCAACTAATACTGATATTAAACCCGATTGTTCCAATGATGGTTCTGGTAAATCCATGAACCAAAATGTTGCGAAGTATAAAAGAAACATATAAATACTTAGGAAGGCTCTTGGAAATATTCTCCATGAGTCAACTGCTTGTGCAAAGAAAATCCACTTTTGAAATGGATTAACATTGCTTATATCTTCTAGCTCTCTTATTCTATCTTTGAGTTCGGACTTCTCTTGTAATAAAGCCATAAACTTATTAAGGTCTATCTCAACTTCGTTTCTGTCCATATCACCTGAGAATTGTCCCATATTATTATTCATCTAATAACTCTCCCAGTTTTTTACGAAGGGGTATTAACTCCTCTTCGTAGCTTTGCCATAGTGAAGGACTCTTAGTTGCCTTTTGGTTTTCTTCGAGTACTTTTATGGCTACCTTTAGATTATTAATCCGAATCTTGGTATTCATTAAGTAAATCCTTAATCCACTTATTTTCTACTTGTTCAATATCTAAAGGTGTTGTATCTGATGCGATAATTACAGGCTCTGAAAGTAATTTATTATGCTCTGCATAAATACCATCTACCCAATCACCTACATCAGTATTGTCTAGTTTTACTACTAGCTCAACTCTATGTATCTGTGTTTTGTCTGCCATTTTGTTCCTTTTGTAAGTCTGCAATCTTTACATATGCTCTATACTTTGCTTCGTTTTCTACTGCTACCATATCTCTCAAATGTTTTATACTTGCTCTTAGCTTAGTTATTTCTTTCTGTTGCTCACAGATAATTAGTCTTTGTTCTTCTTCAAGGGTATTGTTTAAGTCCTTCATAGAATGTCATCATATCCTACTGTGTAGTAGACTGTCAGTTCTTCTCCTGTTTCTATAGGTCTTATAGTATACAACTCTCTTTGTTGTCCATCATGATAATGAACATTTGTATGTATAAAACAGTTAGGTTCAGAACTATGGTTTATAAATCCTCCTAATGGTGTGCGTATCCAGTCCCACCTATTGGCTTCCCAAATATGTGTTTCTCCTAAATATACGCCCGCCTTTAGTGGTTCGAGGGTGTGTAAGCCTAACCCATTGATTTCGCTAGGCTCTATTACTAACTGGTCTGGGAGAGGTCTGTAGTGTCCTGCTCCAAATTTGATTGTTTTGTTAATTTCTTTTCCCTTAATAATGTAAATGCTTCTGCAATATACTCATCAATAGTCATTCCACGCTCTGCTGCCTGCTGGCACATTGCGTCCCACATATGCTGACCTATTGTATAGGTCTGCCCTTCAAAGTTAATGTCCAAATAAGTCTGCCTCAGCTTGTCTTCTTCTAGTAAGTCCTTCGAGGACTTTCCCACCTGCTTTGTTCCATCTCATAATTTGAGCAGGAACTCCTGCATAGTCGCCTGAGTTTAATACTTTAAGTAGTGTACTTGATTTTAAGTTTCCACCTCCTAAATTATAAACCCACGATACTAATGCGTCATATTGATTTTGATTTAATGGCACGCTTACTAAAGTGTTTACATAGTTTTCGTACTCATGTAGTTCTTCTACTAACATTTCATCTGCTTGTTGCTCTGTAATTACATCGCCTTCTTGCACACCTTTAATATGTCCGTAGCCTATAGTCCAAACGCCTGCTGGACATTTATACGCTTTTAGTTCACACCCTTCAAAGTGTTTGATTAAATCGATTCCATTTTGACTTGTATTCATAATTTTTCCATATAAAAGCTTTCGCCACAGCCACAGCGTCCACTTTCTTGTTTTTCGTTTTGGATTACAAATTCTTCTTGCACTCCATTTATTTGCCACTCTAGTGTGGCGTCTTTTACATAGTCCCAACTGAGACTATCTACTGCTAAGATGTTTTTATATACCACATCAGTTAAATCAGGCATATCTGCATAACTTAACTCATATGTATAGCCACCACATCCTCCTCCTTTTACGGAGAGACGAACGCCCCAAGCATCGCTTGAGGCAGTTCTCTCTTTTAACTTTGTTAATGCGTCATCTGTTATGTTCATAATATAGGCAACATTGCTGTATACATAAATCCTATCATGATTCCAAACATAATGACAATTTCACAAGTTTGTCCATCGGGACAGTATTTTGCTTTAATTTCTTGAAACGCTTGCACACTAGCATAACGATTCAAGAATCGTCTTGCTGTTTGCATTTCGTTCTCCTTAGCCTATCTGTATTGTTTTAGGCTTCTCTGCATCAGGTGTATTCACCTGTAGGTTAATTACTAATAAACCATTTCTAAACCCTGCATCTGATACTTCTACCCAGTCGCCAAGCGTAAAGACTCTACTAAAGGTTTTACCACTTAATCCCTTATGGATGTAGCGTTCCTCATCAGAATCTAACTCTTGCTTCTCATTACCTTCAATGGTAAGCTTATTTTTGTGTTGCTTGATATCAATATGTTCCTTTTTCCAGCCTGGCAATGCCATCTCGATTCGGTATCCGTCCTCGCCGATAGCTACTAGGTTGTATCTAGGGTAATTACTAAGAGGCGATGTTTCGGCTCTTCTCGTTAGCTCATTGTGTAAGCGGTCAAATCCGACAAATAGTTTGTCGAAGTCATTAAAGTTTAATGCTGTTAATCCAGTCATTTGGTTCTCCTGTTTTGCGTCCTTTCGGCACGCGCTGTGAACTCCTTTCGGTAGTTCGGTTAATATAAATATGTCTTGCAAAAACCCGCTCACTGGTGGAAGTGAGACTCCTACCTCGCCCTCGGAAAGCTTTGTTTCCTACTCGTGCCAGACATAGTAGGTATTTGTTTTGGCAGTTCCTACTTCTGCGCGTAAAATCACTGTGAAATTTTTAAATTTCACTATATAATTATACCAAAATTACACCACTTTGTCAAGAATTATTTTTCAGTCGTCAAAGTCGATGTCTCCTTTTTGCTTTAGATAATCTAATGTGTTTCCTATTCCAACTCTGCGTCCCACATTAAACATAATGTGTCCACTAGCTAAGCCTGTGAATATAATCCAAGCTGTCATTTGCCAATCCATTTCACATCTCCTTTAGGAATTACTTGGTAAGCTCCTTTGTTATAAGCTGGAGCTACAGTATAACCCTTACTAATCTCTAACCTTTCTTCTTTGGAAAGTATATCACTTTCATACTTAGGTTTACTACTAGGTTTAAGACTAGGCACTACTGGAGTTGTGTCTGGCTTTTTAAAATTTTTCTTTTGTTGTGCTACAAACTTAGGGCGTGCCTTAGTTTTGTAAGCATTTGTTTTTCTTTTGCGACCACTCGGAGAGTATCGCATACTGCCTTGTATTATCATTGTAATATATCCACTATTTTTGTGATAAGTGCTAGTCGTCCAGCTTTCTTATCGTTATAATCTATACTGTGCCACTCACCAAGTGTAGTGAATACTCTTTCTTTGAGAATAGTCATCTGGTCATACTTTGAAAGGGCAACAGCGTCGTTCGGTGAAAACTTCCATTTTGTGAGGGGAGAACTCTGTCTTGCACCAATCCGAATAGCTTGTTCTTCTTCTGAAATACTAAGCCATAGTTTGATGAAAGTAATATCTTTTTGTTTGCTCTCCCACTCCAAAACTTTATCCATGAACTTGTTGTATTGCTTGTCTGTGCACCAGCCGTTCAACTTCTGAACCATAGCACGGGAGTACCAGCTTCTGTCATAGAAAACTATTTGGTTATCACTAGGCAACTTCTTCTTCCAAGACTTGAGCCAGTGCTTCATGTCCCATGCGCTAGGTTTGCTACTTAGGGAGATTGAGTACTTGCTTGTTGGAAGGTAGTGCGTAAGCTCACGAATAGTTCCTGTTTTACCAGCTGTGTCGCGTCCTTCTAAAATTACTGCAACTCTGCCGAAATCTTTCTCTACGATTTGATTGAGCAGAATTTGTTGTTCTTCTAATTTGGTTATGTTCATTTCTTTTTTCATACCTATATTATACTAAAATATAAGCGCCAGGTCAAGAAATTTTTGAAGAGCAGTTGAAAATAGTTCTTGACTTCTGCTCTCTATTTTGGTATAATAGTCATATGAAAATTACAAATAACAAGTGGACTGATTCGGAAGTCCGCCTACTCAAAAAGGAATATGGTAAAGCGAATACTAGCGATCTCGCTGTTCGTCTCAAGAAGACGCCGACTGCCATTTATTCCAAAGTTCAATACCTACGCAAACGAGGCTGGACTTTTGATTCCACTCGAAGGCGTAAATGAGAAGAAAGCAAAATAACTCAAATTACAACTTTGACAGGCTACTGAGAAATTTCAGAAACAAAGTCAAACGAAGTGGACTAATGGACGATATAAGGAAAAAAGAGTATTACGAGAAGCCAGCACAACGAAAACAAAGGCTCAAAAACGCTGCCAAGCGGAGAGAAGCAAAGCGAAATAAAGAAACTCAACTTCAACCATTGAGGTTAAAGGATCGCCTACCCTTCAGAAAACGATAACTACATCAAAAATTACACTTTTTTATGTTAAATGAAACTCGCACAGACCATTCCTTCAATGACATACCCAAAAATTATACTTGCTATTTAGCTAAAATTGTGGTATAATATATACAATAATTGATAATAACAAAGATAACTGATATTCATACAATTCAACAAAACCTAACTAAAGAGCATCACATGAGAGACAGCTCTTCCTCAGAAGAGATGGCTCGATATCTGATGTCTCTGTTAAAATGTTGTTATTATGCGATTAAATCAATCATATTGACCACGATATAAACTTTATAAGCGGGGTCAACAACACTAAAACTAATTGAGTACAAAACCATCAAGTTTCCCACCTAAAGAATCTCAATAACTTCCCCCAATTCAAAATTTTTAATTACCTACTTACCTTAATTGACTGCCTTAATTTACAACTATGCTGTCGTAAACTGCGTACAATTTGCCCCTAGCTTACTTACTTTAGCGACCCCGCTACGGTTTAGTTAAGGTTTAGCGTTTCGATTGGGTTGAACAACCCCGCTACGGTTTAGTTAAGATTACCACTTATCTTGATTTACTCCTCTAGTATTAAAAGTTCCCTTTGGTTTCGATTTTGAATAATCGTAGGGAACTGAGACAGCATATGGGTCATGTAAGCCTTTACCTACCCACTTAAATTGATTATATACTGTGCTAGTATTTACATGGTCAAAGTATCTAACTACGCAGGTTTTCTCATTTTCTGCGTAGTTTTCTACTTCTTCGTAAGTTCCATACACTAGCTGTCCGTCTTGAAGCTTAGCTAATTCAATCCCTGTAGGCAGTTTGACCTCCATCAATTTTCATAAACTCATCTACCGATAGTTCTTCACTAGAATCAATCCATTGCGAATCGATTTGAACTTCTTGTTCTTCTACTTCTCTGATTTCCACATTTTCGTGGTGTTCTCCACAGCAATAGTCATCTAAAAACTCTTCTGCTTGTTTTTCAGTTTCACAAACTATCTCTAGTTCTTCTACTACAAATACTGTTTTTTCTACTTTTGCTATATACTTTTTCATTACATGGTCAGCCATTCTGAGCCTCCAATATTCTTTTAGATACTATTTCGCATAGAAATTTAATATCTTGCTTTGGGGCTTTCTCCAACCCCATAATTTTACTACTATCTATATCTAAGAACTCTGCCATTGTCGCCACAATCTCTTGTTTAGTCATTGGCACTTCGCCAGTTTTAGTTTTATAGATTTGTTTTTGATACACGCCTTCGCGTGATAGTTTACCTATGATAGATTTTACACTCTTATTGTACCTTTCCGCTAGATTATCTACTGTTTCTCTACTTGGATTGGTCATGTAGGCTTGAGTCATTTCTTCTACCTGTTCGCTTGTATAGTTAGCCGCCATTATTTATAATATAAATTTAAGCCTAAGAAGCAGTCTACATTGATGCCTACATCTAATTTTGCATTACCGCCGCTACTTGCTATTAGTGTTGTCTTACCACTTGCGCTAGGCCCAAGCTCTTTCTTTGTGTCGATTTGTATGGTTAGTATGCCATCTCTATCAACATGATAGTCTATGCTATCTTCTTTACCCATTTTTATAAAGTCCATTATTTGTCCTCTGGTTTATCTTTGTTAATATTAAGGTCGAGCGTTAGTTGGACTACTGCGTCCTCTAACTCTTTAGCCATGTTTAACATTTTATTGCCTAGCTCGTCCAACTCTGATTTTGGTTCGTCTGGTATATCGAAGTCGGGAGTGAACTCAAAGTCATCTCCCCATTCGTTTTCAAAATCCATTACTGGTTTCTCTCCAGCACTAAAAAAGTTTTCTCCATTCATGATAGCAAACTCTTTTAGAATACTTTCTGCCTCTTCATGATTCTTTGCTAGTGAGTTCTTTAAATAAGCAATATCATCTTCGATATACTTATTCTCTATATCAATCTCATCTATTCTAGCCTGCATCATTCTTACTTTTTGTTTTTGGCTTTGTTCCTTTTTATTTGGGAACTGAATAATATTATCTTTTGCCATCAATGGTCTCCTTTGTCGCTGCAAAGTTTACAAATACAGAACCTAGTTCCATACCCTTTCGTTTTGCTACTCCTTCCAATAGGTTTTCTACTTTGGCTATAGCTTCTTCTTCGGTAGCGGCATTGACTATAAAATCTTCGCCTTCTTTACAATCTAGCGAATAATCTACATTGAGTAGCCACTTCTGACTGCCTACTACTGTGCCATCGCCTGTTCTAACTATGCCATCATTTTGTGATACGGATAGCTGATTCATTTCAAAAATTGTTTTGGCTGCCTTTGTTGGTTTGGCATTTGCTGGTTTGTCATACATTACGCAAACCTCCCACCATTCTTTTTAGCATAATCTAATAATGCTTGTCTTGTTCTCTCTATCTGCTCGCCATTTACAACATAAACTGTTTTGATACCTCTACGAGCAAGCTCGTTTCTGTACTTAGTTCTGTGTTTTGGTTTAGTTCTGCTACTGTTAATAGCCTCGAGCAATGTTTCTACGCTTTGGCATTTTAAGTAGTGATGTTGCCACTTTTTAACTTTTGGCTGAGTGCTCATTCTCGCACCTCTAGCGTTTTTAGCATATACCCTGTCGCTTGGTTTGAATTTAGCTGGCATCTTGTTCTCCTGTAATTTGATTGTCTTGTATTTGAAATGCTATCTTGTCAGATAACTCCTGTGCTAGTTGAGGTTCTTTCTTGACTAACAGATGTACTAGCCCATCTGTGTCTATTGTTTTTATTAAGCGAACCCCTAACTCTGTGCCATAATCAATAATCATTGTGCTTCTGAGCCTCCCTGATTGGTTTCATATGTCTTTCATGTCTGTCCCACGCATCTTCTTCGAGAGGCAAGTCGTCTATAGGTTTACTACTTAGTTTTGCTACTAGGTGGTTCCACAAGCGTCTGGCATTTCTGCGTTTGATAGCGTTTGCTAATGTTTTTCTTCGCGCCATTACTTGTTTCTCCTTACGCCTACTGCGTAAACTCTCTCTGGACTTGTTCCTACTGTGCTTTCTGGCTCAACGATAACTGCTTTAGCATCTACTGTTTGAATGTTTGTGCCATCGCAGTAGCCTACTAGCTTTCTTCTTTTGATTTCTTGTCTTGCTAGTTTGCCATCGGAGTCTTGTTGAAAACGCATAGCATGAAGTTGTTTGTCTGTTTTGGTTAAAAATGTTAAGTTCATGTCGCTTCTCCTGTTGAAATTTTTTGTTATTTTTTTAATTATGTATATTATATCACGCGACAAGGGTATTGTCAAGAACTATTTTTCACTAGGCATAAAAAAACCCAGCACATTGGCTGGGTTCAAAGTTTTTGATTCGCACTTCATATCTAGTTCATCAATTACTCGTGCGTGCCTGCTTGCGTGAACAAAAGTCTTACGGCTTAGAGGTTTTGACACTTCACATAGGTACGCTATGTTCCTGATGCCTGTTTGAGTTCTCCTCAGTAAGTCTCAGCGAGCAGTGAATATATTAGGGATAAAGCTCTCCGCGTATGACTTCGCCCATTTGTTATTTACTTCACTCGTCTTTTTTATATTGACTACCTACTTTGGGAGGGCATGCCCAAGCCAATCTTTCGGATAGTCATAGCTTATCATTTCTGTTTCGTCTAAGCCAGCAACGAATATGTTATTATATCGCATACTGAGTGGGGAGAGATAGTCTTTCCACTCGCTATCCATAATGGTCTCGCTGAGTATGAGAGCAAGATTTCGTTCTGCTAGACGCTGGTGTTGTTATGTTTACTACTGGTCACGCCAACAAGCCTCTGTAGGTTTGGTCAGCGAAGATTTACTACTAATTTATCCTGCCTATCATAGCCAGAGGCTAAGGACTTATGGTAGGGAATAGATTTACTACTTTGCTGTCCGAGCATTCCGCTCCCGAGATAATGTCGTTGTATCTACGGCTCAATCACGCTGCACTTGCGCTGTGCAGGTCGGCAAACACTTATCGTATGTCTACTGACGCCTACTCCTTTGACTTGTGCCTCGTATGTAGGTTAAGGCATTGAGAATGAGTAGAGGAGTGTATTTATTGGCTATTGCTCAATCATAAAGCCCGAAGGCTATTTTTTACTCTTGGTCTCTTTTCTCAATTTCTGTATATATTATACAAAATTTTGAACGCCATGTCAAGATTTATTTTTAAAAAACTTAAAATAATTTGTTCTAAGTTGCTTAAAAATAGAGCCTGAGTGAGGAGCGTCATCGTTAAGTACGCTCCTCAGCTACTGACTATCTTAGCTGATTGAGTCAACTAATCTTTGTAAGTCTGCTTTGCTAGCTTTTACAAGAGTTGGTATTGCTACCTCGAAGTGTGCTTCAAGCTGAGCAACCAGTTCTGCTTTGCGAACAACAGGCTCGCCTGTTTTGGTTACTTTTGGCTGAGCAACATACACGCCTTCTCTTGATAGCTTAGCAATGATGCTTCTTACTGATTTGCCGAATTCTTGAGCAAGAGCTTCAACAGTTTCTCTTGTTGGGTTAGCAACATATTGCTCAGTCATAGATGCGACCATTTCATCTGTGTAGTTTTTAGGTCTGATTGCATTGTCTGCCATAATTAGTTCCTTGATGTATGTTATTAAATTTTTCATTATGAGTATATTATACTACTTTTTTGTTCAGCCTGTCAATAGGTTGGCTGAAGTTTTTAATGCTAAATGATGCCATTTTCTTCAAGAGCTAGTAGCGTTAGCACTAGCACCCAGAAGCCTACCATTGTTATCACAATTTCGTAGCGTTCCCAAATGTCGCGAGCACAATACAAATTATGCTTTACTTTCCATTTGGTTATTCTATTTCTCAATTTCATAACTATATTATATAGAGCGTAATCAATCCTGTCAATATATTTTTCAAAATAGCACTCATTATTTAACGCCAGCGAATTCTCGGGGGCGGGACGCGAAAATCCCCTCGCTTCGCGAGAAATCCTTCGAAAAGTGCCAAAATCTTCGCAAATCGTCCCAAATCTGTGCATAACCCCGCGCAAGTTTCTTCTTGACACGCGCAACCCCGCTATGGTATAATATCCAGGGTGGGGACGGGGATATTTCTAGTTTTTGCACTCGCTCGCGCGAAATCTTCATTTGTTTACTACTTAGCTACGCGTCGGCGCCGAAATATCTCATTTATCTACTACTATTGGCGCCCCTGCAACCACCAAAAAACCCGTTATAGCGGGGTTTTAACCACCTTCGCCTATGAAAAGACCTAATAGTTGAATTATTTTGCGCTAAACCTAAAAAACACCTTGACAGGCGTAAATTTTTGTGGTATAATCGGCGCGAAGTGGGTTTGAGCGATAGTAAGTGCTTACTATCAGTTGGAGGCACAAAAAACCCCGCTCTTGGCGGGGTCAGTTGCCTCTATTCTTAGCTGAGGAGCTTTAGTACCATTTGTAGTGCTTCAATGTTAGCTCTGCTTAGGGATTGAGCGATTTTTGGTTCTACGCCTTTGGCGATGATGTCGTTGATGAGTGCCTTTTTAGTTGGGCGAACTTTTTTTGTATCTTTGTCTTGCATGGCTTTTCCTGTTTTGGTCGGGGCTCATTCCCCTCCCTCTTTATACCCATAATTATACAGAGCCAACCCCGCCAAGTCAAGACTTTTCTTTAATTTTATTTTACGCTTTTTTCAAAATTTTCCTTGACAGGCTCAGATTTTTATGTTATAATGGGCGCCGCCGGTGAAAGACTTAATCTCGTTTCACTACTCTACTCGGCGCTGCCGCGCAAAGACTTTACATTTCATTTCACTACTCTACTCGGCGCGCAAGCACACAAATCATTCTCATTTCACTACTCTACTCGGCGCGCTTGCGCGCAAAAAAAAAAAAAAAAAAAAAAAAAGAAAATTTCCAAATGCGAATGAGAATCATTCTCATTTAGAATTTGAGCCAAAAAAAAATAGGCGATTGAGTTTCCCCAATCGCCTAATAAAAATCTTAATCTTTTGGTTGCGTGTTATTTGGCATAATTGCCGATTAAGATTTTTTTCCTGAAAATCTGTTATTCCATTTTCCAGCGTCAACAGTATGACATTGACCTAATTCCCTAACAGATTTTAAATTATTCAAATTATCATCATAGAATGATTTGAATAAATTTTTATATTGTCGCAAGTTCCAAAATTTTCGCAGTTGCGTCTTTTTTAGAATGTGGTCGACAGTATCAATTCCTGAAGGTCTTGAAATAACATAATCATAATAAATGCCCATTGAGTGCAAATATTCCCAATCATATTTTCCAAATTCCCTAGCAGTACAAATTACGATAATATTGCCCTCTTTGTAATCGGCAACAAGTTGCCAATACATAGGAAGTAAATCATCTTGAAAAATCATTTCCTTAGTGGAATTATTTTTCCAATGTTCTAAATCCAAAGAGCCATTTTCTCGCAATCGAATCCTATGAGATGAATCAATAATTGTTCCATCTAAGTCATAGATACAAATTTTCGGCGAGAGATTAAAAAACCTCTCGCAGAATTTCGTTTTCTGTTTCATATTAAATACCTCGCCAAATTCGTGAGAGTTGGGCAATCATCATCATAATAGTTAGAATTAATAAATCCCACATTTGATGAGTTATGCAATGATAGGTAATAAGAACATTACCTATCATAACCATAGCAAGTGAAGTATTTTTTTCAAAAACAAACAATGCCTGTAATCCTAGAAACACGATACAAAAGTAAATAAATAAAATAAATTCCATTATTTACCCCTATGAAAAAATCCTGTTTCAACAAGATTTCTATATACCTTCATGGCGTGTGCCTTGCTATAAGGTCTTTCGCCATATTGGTTTCTTTCGTGAGTATTCTCAGAATACCATGTATCAAAGCTAGGAACATTTGAAGATAAATTTTTAGTTATCTCCTCGAACATATCTAACTGTTTCATTTTCTACCCCCTCGATTTTCGAGTTTTTGTTTCATGGATAACCCTTTATTGAATTGTTGCCATGAAACAGATTTAATATTATTCACAAAATATTTCTTAATTTGTGAATCCCAATTTTTCCAACATTCCATAAGAAGTCGAAATTCCATTCTTGCATCTCGCAAGGCAGTATGTTGCTCAACATAATATAAATCTTTTGATAAATACCTAAGCATTGTTTCAGCAGAATAGGACAGATTGCCCTTTTCAGTTGTCATTTGCTGAAGTTCATCTTCATCAAGAGTTTTAATCCATGTTGTAAAGTTGCGATTTGCCATGCAAGTCGCAACAATATCCATAAGGCAAAACCATTCAACACCTCTAGGAAGATAAAAAGTTTTATCTGTTAATTGTTGATGTGTTTTTCTAATAGTTCCCACCTTATCGCCTTGACCAATATCAAAGTTAAAGTTGTAAGAAGTGATATATTCGATTCCCATTGAATTAATATTCTCGTTAAATTCCTCGATTATATGTTTCCATTTCTTAACCTTATGGGGATTTCTTATAGCGTCTTTCCATGCTTTTCGCATAGCTGGATTAACCTTATATGATTCCCCTTTTTTATTGGTATGCAGAAATAAATCAATCTGTTCTATTATTTCGAGAACATAATAATCCATTTCTTTAGTATATAAAGAATGTGTTTGAGTTATATCCCCAAAGACAGCACCAAAATGAAAAACCATATTTGGATTTGTAGAAATATAAGTACATTCAGTATCTACCACACAAGCCATAACCCTTTTATTATTGGGAGTCATTATTTAACCCCCTTTAATAATGCTAATATGACAATCAGATTATCAATATTAGTTCGAGTTAGTGAAAGCAGATTGAATTGCTTTTGAGTATCTAGCTTTTCAATCTCATTAATTAAACCCTTTTTTGTAGGGCGTTTCTCTTTTTTTGTTTCCATAATATTACCTATTATAAAATGGCTCGATTTAAAATTAGGTTCGAGCCTTTGACCTATAACGAACAATTGCGAGTTCATCTTTTGGAATCCCTTTCGCAATCAATCGGTTTCTTTTATCAAGAACATCTTTAGCATTGCGATATTGAGCAATCATAATCCAGTCGTCTATGATTGCTCTATCGCCTAAACATTGCATTAACCTATACATGATTAAAATATAATGATTAATGAAATAATTGGAATGACAATCCAAATTAGAATGTCTGTAATGAGTGAATATCTAAAGTAGATTTTCTTTCCAATTTCAGTAGCAACAATCTCGCTACCTCGTTCAAATTCAATGCCTTGCTTTTCTAAGATTGAACAAGCCTTTTCAAATGCTTGAACATCATTATAGTTAGCAGGATTGTATTTTGTTTTAATGGTTAGATGTTTCTTAAAATATCTTTTAAATAATTTCATAAGTTCTCCTATTAATTATTTTATATAGCAATTTAGTATCGCCTTTATTTCATGACCTTTTTGCTAGTGCCTTCCCTTTCTCAATCTTTGTTAGGGGGGGAGTTTGATTCTTGATTCAGTTTCCCTTTGCTATGAAATAATTATAATTCATTTACCTAAACATTACAACAATGTTTAGCTTAACTTATAGGGGGGATAGTTGACCAATTTTTGACCAGCTCGCTGGACACCCCCACACGTACAACTTTAAAAAATTTTGATTTTTGAAATTAACGCGACGAC